GCTCGAACGTGCATGGCGCGAGCCGCAGTCGTGTCGATCTGCGCACGATGCCGCCAGTTGACCACCAGCATCCGGGAAATTCCCAAGGCGCGCGAGATCTCGCCAGGAGTTGCTAGCCCCTCACGCATCAGGTGCAGCGCCCGCGAGCGCATTGGATGCGAACGTCTGGCCATTGCTCATCAAATGTAAGCATTCGATTGCTCATTCAACGTGAGCAAACTACTTACCGAAATCCTGAACGATTTCAAAGCGTCGCGTAAGAGCCTCGCGCGGCCTCCTTGAGAGCCTATCGGCTGGGTGCTTCACAACCCCTCCGCAAAATCACATCTTGACACCGGGAACAATTCCGTGTGGGAAATGCAGCGTGGTGATTTGCGGGCGGCCCGACATATCAGCAAAACGCGCTGAGGTTGCTCGGCGCCACCGCTGGACCGCCCCAGAACTCGACACCATCCGGCGATACTACGCCATCGAGCCCACCAAGATCCTGGCGAGACGGCTGCCCCGCATCCGCTCGATCGCATCGATCAGGACCAGGGCCCGCATGATCGGCGTGGCCGTGACGGGATGGAACGGCCCGCGCAACCGGCCCAAGCCGGCGCCGTCCACGCCGCTGCCCGTCGACGCGAACCACCTCCGCTACCTGCTGGCGGCCCAAGCCTACTTCATCGACCGGTCCATACATGGTGCAATGGTAGCGCAGATGAGGTTTCAGCCAGCGAACCCTGAATGTGCATAAATGGCTAAAGCCCCGGTACACATTCGTTCGATGGCGAGGTCTCACACAGAGACAGCGATCAAGGTTCTGGCAGAGATCATGGCCGATCCTTCGGCTTCGCCGAGCGTGAGGGCCGCCGCCGCCACAGAGATCATTAATCGGGGCTGGGGCCAACTCGCCGACCCGACCCCATTCGTGGTCGATCGCCGCGAACACTACGTCTATTCTATCCACGCAAGGGATGGCTCGCTGATATATGTCGGCAAGGGCTTGGGGCGCCGGTCCGTGCGGTCCGCCTTTCGTCTTGCAGGCAAGGCCAGGATAAGGGCCGTGTTCACAAGCGAAAAGCAGGCGCTGGCGTTTGAGCGGCGCCTTATTGTGCGCTTTAGACCTAGACACAATGTGTTGCACAATTCTGCGGCAGGCCGGGAGCTTAACTAGTAAAATACCATGGGACGCCCAGCCGGTTCATCCAACAAGGATAAGCCATTCCGCGACGCACTCCGCATGGAGGCTGCCCTTGCTGAGCAGGGCGATGCAACGCCAGCGCCCAAGGGATCGTTGCGGTGGATCGCGCGGCAACTGCTCATTCGGGCGGGAGAGGAAACCGCGGCAGCAAAGGAAGTCGGCGACCGGCTCGACGGCAAGCCCGCACAGGCCATCATCGGCGGCGATGACGACGACGCCCCGGTGAGGCTCGAAACCATCAGGCGCATCATTGTCAACCCTGGACATTCAGACGGCGGCGGTGTTCCGCCCGTTGCTGCTCCCGGCTAGGTACAAGGGCGCATTTGGTGGGCGCGGCTCGGGCAAGTCGCATTTCTTCGCCGAGGCTGTGGTCGAGGAGCATCTGCGCAATCCCGGCACCCGCACGGTCTGTATCCGTGAGGTGCTCAAAAGCCTGCGGGAATCGGCAAAGCTCCTGATCGAGGACAAGATCCAGGCCCTCGGCGTAGGCGCGCAGTTCGATGTGCAGCGCGAGAAGATCGCGGGCCCAGGAAACGGCCTGATCATCTTCGAGGGCATGCAGGACCACAACGCGGAATCGATCAAATCGATGGAGGGCTTTGACCGGGCCTGGGTGGAGGAAGCCCAGACCCTGAGCGCACGTAGCCTTGCGATGCTGCGCCCGACCATCCGCAAGCCGGGCTCCGAGCTGTGGTTCTCATGGAACCCGACACGCAAATCGGACGCGGTCGATGAGTTCCTGCGCCGGAACAAGCCAGCCGGTGCGGCGGTCGTAGAGGCCAACTGGCGGGATAATCCGTGGTTTCCGGGCGTGCTGGAGAACGAGCGCCAACACGACCTGAAGCACTATCCGGAGCGCTACGAGCACACGTGGGAAGGCGGCTACGCCAAGGCGTTCGATGGCGCGTACTTCGCCCGGCAACTCAATGAGGCGCGGGCGCAGGGGCGCATCACCAAGGTCGCCGCCGACCCGCTGTTGCCCATCCGGGCTTATGTGGACATCGGCGGCTCCGGTGCCACGGCCGATGCGTTCGTCATCTGGATTGTGCAGTTCGTGGGCCAGGCGATCCACGTGCTGGACTACTACGAATCGGTCGGCCAGGTGCTCGGCTATCATGTCGACTGGCTGCGCTCGCGTGGCTGGGGGAAAGCCAAGATCTTCCTCCCCCACGACGGCGTGAACGCGAACAACATCACCGGCAAGCGCTACGAGGACCACCTGCGCGAGGCCGAGTTCGACGTGACCAGCATTCCGAACCAGGGCCGGGGCGCCGCCAGCATGCGCATCGAGGCGGTGCGGCGGGTGTTCCCGAAGGTGTGGTTCAACGAGTCGACCACAGAGGCCGGCCGTGACGCGCTCGGCTTCTACCACGAGAAGAAGGACGAGCAGCGCAATGTGGGGCTCGGGCCTGACCACGATTGGTCATCGCACGCCGCGGACGCGTTCGGCCTCATGGCGGTGGGATACGAGGACCCAGTGCGGGCGCGGTCATTCAACCGGCAGATTGTGATGCCGAGGGCGGGGTATGCATGAACAGAGAAGCGATCGTCATGTTGGCCTTGGACGTGACCATGCTGGCCGCCTTCTTCGGCCTCCAGTCCCTTTTCACAGGCCCGTGGACGGATTATCGGCCACCTCACCGACCACCTGATTGAGCATCAGGCGTTTTCGGAGGCTAAGCCGTTGAGATCATTCGCTCCCGTTCGGGAAGACGGTTCGGAACGCCACGAAAGTGCGGTGCAGCATTGCCCAAAATGACCGACGCCGAGCTGAAGGCGCTGCTCGCCTCCGAGCGATCAGACGCGCTTGCGGCTCAGGACGCGGCCAAGCTGTCGGACGAGCGCACCACGGCGCTCGACTACTACATGGGCGACATGTCCAAGGACATGCCGTCGATGGAAGGGCGCTCCAAGGCCGTCTCGACCGATGTGGCCGATACGGTCGAGGGCATGATGCCTGACCTGATGGAGATCTTCTGCGGCGGCGATGACGTTGTCCGCTTCGATCCCGTGGGCCCGGAGGATGTCAAGGCGGCCGAGCAGGAGACGGACTACACCAATCACGTCTTCCAGCAGAAGAACCCGGGCTTCCTCGTGCTCTACGGCATGATCAAGGACGCCCTGCTGTCCAAGACCGGCATCGTGAAGGTCTGGACGGAGGAGGAGAAGAAGGAGGAGCGCGAAACCTACCTCGACCAGCCCGAGGACTCCCTTGCGCTGATTGCGGCGAACCCCGAACTCGAGATCATCGAGCACACGGCGCACGAAGACACCGGCCTGCATGACATCACGGTGGTCTGCCGCAAGGCGTACAAGTGCCACAAGGTCGAGGGCGTGCCTCCGGAGGAATTCGGAATTGCCCGCAGCGCACGCAATGTGCAGGGCAGCGGCTATTGCTTCCACGAGGTGCAGAAGTCCGAATCGAACCTGATCAAGCAAGGCTTCGACGCCGAGCAGATCAAGGCACTGCCGACTTATGCGACGCCCCATGGCTCCGAGGAACTGGCTCGCGATACCGTCGATGAGGGCGGCGGCGGCGCGAACGAAGGCGCGAACCGTGCCAATCGGCTAATCCGCATCACCGAGCACTACGTCCTGATGGACTACGAGGGCGACGACAAAGCGGCGCTCTATCGGGTGACCACGGGCGGGGAACAGGGAGAGATCCTGAAGCGGGACGGGAAGCCCGACGTGACGCAGGTCAACCGCATCCCGTTCGCGGCCATGACGCCGGTGATCATCACGCATCGGTTTTTCGGCCGGTCGATCGCCGACATGGTGATGGACATCCAGCGCATCAAGACGGCGCTGTTGCGGGGGCTGCTGGACAATACCTACCTCGCGGTCAACCCGCGGCCCGAGATCTCGGAGAGCCACGCCAGCGAGACGACGCTGGACGACCTTCTGGTCAGCGCCCCCGGCCGCCCGATCCGCACCAAGCAGCCCGGCGGCCTGAATTGGCTGCAGATGCCCTTCGTGGGCGGCGAGTTGCTGCCGGTGATGCAGTTTATGGACGCCGCCCGGGAATGGCGCACCGGGGTGTCCAGGCAGGGCCAGGGCCTCGACCCAAAGGCGCTGCAGAACCAGGTCGCGACCATCGCGAACCAGATGAACACCGCGGCGCGCGCGCGGACCAAGCTGATCGCGCGCATCTTCGCGGAAACCGGCATCAAGGACCTGTTCGCGCTGCTGCATGCCGAGATCCGGGAGCACGGCGACCAGGCACAGACCGTCCGGCTGCGCAATGAGTGGGTCACGGTCGACCCTCGGCAGTGGAAATCCCGCGATGACATGACGATCAATGTGGGGCTTGGCTCAGGCACCCGCGAGCAGGACCTGATCAGCCTGCAGC